ATCACTCTGTACACCCTATGGATATCAGCGTATAAATTACTTGAAGTAACGGTTGAGGAGACCCTGGAATGCCTTGCCGTGTCTTGCCTCAACATGATATCACATTTTAAAAAACGCATAAATAAAGGAAAAGGCTAATGAAACAATGAAAATATTGTGCAATTTCCCACTAATTTCCCACTAAAAATCTTCCCACAATGATTTGCTTAATTATGTGGGAAAGGGCAGCTTTGTCATATTAATTTTGAAAATCGTAAAAAATAGGGATAACGAAATTCACTTCGTTATCCCTAAAATTATATCTCAAATAGAATTATCTTTTCTTAGGCAACCAAAACCATATTTTATTCTTAGCCACCTTATAATAAGCTCTCTTACCATCAAATAAATAATACTCAATGCTATCCCCAAGTAATATAGCTATAAAACATAATATTATCCAGATAAGACAAAAGAACACATTACACTGTCCCCAAAAGAATGTAAATGGCAATCTACTATAATCCCATACAGGGTTATATCCGTATATCATCACAAGCATAAGTCCAGTGATACCTTCACAAAACGTAGCTATACCAGTTCCTATAGCCAACTGCCATTGAAGCAATATCTCAAATGAAAAAAGATTATTTACAAGCGAAGCTAAAAGTCCAATAGCACCAGCACAAAAAAACATACTGAGTGATGTGTAGCCACGGTATAATAGCTCGATTATAATATAAACAATTCCACAGGCAACAAAAATCGTACTATTTTTGATTATTTGTTTAATCATAACTTATCTCTATCGCATCTACAGCTTCAACAGTTTCACAATTTCTTATCTGAACTTCTATTGACTGCTGTTTGCTTACTTTGGGCGCAACATAAGCTGCAATGCTCAGACTCAAAGCAAGTAAGTCGTTATAACTGAAATCCGTACATTCTGCTGTAGTTGCGTTCCACTTCAGAGGATACTCAACACCTATTGCTTTGGCTCTTTCGTAAGATGCTAAATTTCCATTCAGGAGTGACTGCTTTTCCTCGGTGCAGCTGTAATACTTGCCGTCGCTGTACAGATACGGATGACTTGCCAGCCATTCAGATAACATTTTTTTAGACTGTGCAATTTTATCTTCCTTGATACCATCAAGCTCTTCTTTAGTAATTTTACCCTTTTTAACATCAATAAGCTTGCCGTTCTTGACTATAAGATCAAAATTAGGAGCATAGGATACTATTTTCTTACCAAGTTCTGAATCATCTGGAACAACCCAATCGGCATCTCCGAGCCAGTCTGTATCTGGGTGTTCCATATTGATAATAAACCATTTGTTTTTATATACTACCATTTGCAGTCTCCTTTCTCTAAATTTCTTTAACCAATACAGAAACAGGGGTACACAGCAAGTGCAACCCCAGCCCCATTGCGAGTTGCATTACCATTACTTGTCATAGCCACAAAATCGTTTCCCCCAGCGACTGCGTTTAGCCAGCACCAGTTGCGGTTACAAATATATTTTGATGCG